GACTTAGGCTGCGGCCCGTTCAAGCAATTCCCGCACTGGATCGGCGTCGACAACTGCAAGGACCGAGCGCTGTTCGGCATCCAGATGCAGCCCGACGTCGTGATCGAGGACGCCGCGGATCTCTCGATCTTCGCGACCGCGTCTCTTGACTTCGTGTTTAGCTCGCACCTGCTCGAGCACATCCCCTACGAGAAGGTGCCGGCAGTGCTCGGAGAATGGCAGCGCGTCATTAAGACCGGCGGCTATCTCGTGCTGTACTTGCCCGACAAGTCGCTCTATCCCAACGTCGGTAAAGAGGGCGCCAATCCAGATCACAAGTGGGACCCAGACTACGACTCAGTACTTGCCGCCATGAAGAATTACGACGGCTGGGACCTCGTCGACTACCAGCTCCGCGACCAGGGTAACGAGTACAGCGGCCTGTATGTGTTCAAGCAAGTCGGGAAGGCCGCGCAGGACCTGTCGTGGTGTCGTCCAAAGCCCAAGAAGATGGCCGCGGTGGTCCGTTACGGCGCGATCGGCGACCTAATCCAGGCGAGCTCGATCTTTGCGGGGCTGAAGAAACAGGGCTATCACGTCACGCTTTACTGCTCGACGCCTCAGTGCGAGGTCGTCAAGCACGACCCGAACGTGGACGACTTCTACGTGCAGGACGTCGACCAGGTTCCGAACCACTACCTGTCGGAGTTCTGGGACCACGAGCGCAAGAAGTACGACCGCTGGGTAAACCTGAGCGAAAGCGTCGAGGGCACGTTCCTAGCGCTCCCTGGCCGTACGCTGCACCCTTGGCCGCCGGCGCTGCGTCACAAGCTCCTGAACGTGAACTACCTCGAGGCGCAGCACGGCGTCGCTCAAGTGCCGCACGAGCCCGCGGTGCGTTTCTACGCGACAGACGAGGAGAAGGCGTGGGCGCGCAAGGAGCGGGCCAAAACGGGTGAGTTCACGATCGTATGGCCGCTGCGGGGCTCGTCCGTACACAAGGTCTGGAGCGGTCTCGATCAGATCATCGCGGCGACGTTCCTAGAGTACCCGCAAGCGCATTTCGTGCTAATGGGCGGCCCGGAGTGCGTGCCGCTAGAGGCGGGATGGGAGAAGGAGCCGCGCGTCCATTGCACGTCCGGCAAGTGGGGCATTCGGCAAAGCCTCGCGTTCATCGAGCATGCGGACCTCGTGATTGGACCCGAGACGGGCTTGGTCAATGCGGTCGCGCAGCTACCGATGCCGAAAATCGTATTTCTGTCTCACTCCACGCACGAGAACCTGACGCGCGACTGGACGAACGTACACCCTATCTGGAGCGGCAACACGGTGTGTCCGGGCCGCGGCAACAACGAGGCGCCCGCGTGCCATCAGCTTCACTACGGCTGGACGCACTGCAAGCAGGCGACCGACCCGACCGACGGCAAGAAGATCGAAGTCTCGCAGTGCATGCAGGACATTGAGCCGGCCGAGGTGTTTCGCGTGCTCTGGCACTGCGTCAAATGGGCGCTGGAGTCGAAGGCCGCATGACGACCTCGGGCGTCTACAGCTTCAGCGTCTCGCGTGACGACATCATCTATGAGTCGATGGTGAACGTTGGCGCGCTTGGCGAGGGCGAGACCGCGACCGCTCAGGAGGTCACGGACTGCGCTCGTAAGCTAAACATGATCGTGAAGCAGTGGATGGGAAAGCAGGACTTTGCGCCTGGACTCAAGATGTGGACGCGGCAGCGCGGGGATCTCTTTCTCTTGAGCAACAGGGGCCGATATTTGCTCGGCCCCACGGGCGATGACTGGGCCGCCGACGTAGCCGCGTCAGCGGGCTCGACGTCTCTGCAATCCCGACTGCGCACGAATACCGGCATAGGCTCGGTCACGATCGACGTGGGAATGACCTTCATCACCAACTTCAACGTCGGCGATCACGTCGTGTTCCAGCTCGATGTCGGCACGACGTGCTCGTCGTCCGTCGTCACGGTCGACACCATCGGGGGCACGTTCACCATCCCGGCGTCGACTCTTACGGGAAACGCTGGCGCCGGTAACTACGTCTACAACTACACGACCAAAGGGCAACGACCGCTCAACATCCTGACGTGCGTGCTTCGGGATGCGTTTGGCAACGACACGCCGCTCAATCGGATGACGCTCGAGGATTACGAGCTGTTGCCGTCCAAGGGCATGTCGTCGTTTCTGTCCGACCCGACCGCGTTCTACTACGAGAGCCAACTCACTAACGGCGTGCTCTGGCTCGACGTGTTCGGCGCGCAGGACGTGACGAAGTACCTGCACATCGTCTGGTTGCGTCCGGTGCAGGACTTCGTGAATCCGGCGGACACGCCAGAGTACCCACAGCAATGGTTCAGGCCGTTGACGTGGGGACTCTCGAAAGAGATCGCGCCGATGTTCGACGCGGAGTGGACCGAGGACATGGAGGACAACTTAAACACCTCCCTCGGCATCGCGCGAGAGGCCGACTCGGATGTGTCGTCCATGTACTTTCAAGTGAACGCGGACGGCTACCCGTGATTACGCTTCGCCCCGTGCCGCTGTTCGGCTCGAGCACGAACGCCAAAAGCCGCGTGGTCACGGTGCAGCGGCGCCTTAATTGCTATTTCGAGCAGCGCAAGGACGGCGACAAGACCAAAGTCTCGTGCTACGGCACGCCGGGCCTTGCGCCGAAGTTCACGATCTCGACTCCGGGCGGACTCCCGATCCGCGGATGGCTCGGCACACAGTCCGCGCTCTATCTCGTCGCCTACAACCAGTTCCAGTCCGTGAACAACTCGGGCGGGCCTCTCTTCGCCGGCACGGTCTCGAGCACCGCGACTAACTGTGTGCTCGCGACTAACGGCACACAGACCCTCATCGCGGATGGCGGCTCGGGGTACATCTACACACCCGCCGCGGCGACCTTTGCGGCGATTCCCGCCAACTATCCGCCGACCGCCAGAACCGTCACGTTCGTATCTGGATTTTTCGCGGCCGAGCAGCCGGGATCGCAGAAGTTTTGGGTGTCCAACGCTAACGATGGTTCCACGTGGAACGCGCTCGCGTTCGCTTCCGCCTCGGCGTACTCCGACAACATCGTGGCCGTCGATAACCTCGCCGGCAACTTGGTGACGTTCAGCGAGCAGCACACGGAGTTTTGGCAGAACGCCGGACTCACGCCGCAGCCGTTCGTGCCAATTCTCTCAGCAGCGAACGAGTACGGACTGGCCGCGATCTACTCCCGAGCTCACGTCGCGGAGTCGCTGATGTTCCTAGCGCAGAACCGAGAGGGCCAGAAGCAAGTCGTGCGCTTGAACGGGTTCACGCCAGAGGTGGTCTCGGACCCCGACATCGAAAGCCTCATCAACGGCTTCTCGACGACGTCAGACGCCGAGGCGCTCGCGTACGGCACGGACACGCACAAGTTCTATCAGATCACGTTCCCGACCGCGGGCCGATCGTTCCTGTACGACACCGCGACGGGTCTCTGGTCTGAGGCGCAAACGGGGGCGTCGGTCAATCCGACGCGCCACAACGGGCGGTTCTCGACGTACTTCCAGGGTCAAACCGTGGTGAGCGATTACGCGACGAGCCAGGTGTACACGCTCGATCCGAACGCCTACACCGACAACGGCGCGACGATCATCCGCGAGGTTACGACTCGGCACGTGCTCTCGGAGTTCAACCGCGTCCGCGTCGCGGCGCTCTATCTCGACATGGAGACCGGCGTCGGTCTGCAAGCGGGCCAAGGTAGCAATCCTCAGATCATGTTGCAGTACAGCAAGGACAACGGTCGCACCTGGAGCGCGGAGCGCTGGGTCTCGCTTGGCGCGGTCGGCAAGTACTTTCAGCGCGTGATCTGGCGGCGGTTCGGCTCTACGCGTGACGCTACGTTCAAAATCCGCATGTCGGACCCGGTCAAGTTCGTCATCACTCAGGGCGCAATGAAAGTGCGTCAGAAGCGTGCGGCATGAGCGGCGGTATCAACGCGGTTCCGACCGACAACTTCATCGCCATGAAAGACGGGCGGCTCACGCTCGCGTGGCAGGCGTTCTTTAGCTCTATTCACGACTGGCTCTCGCCCGTGGGTCAGTCGGGCACGACGGCGCAGCGCCCGCCCGATAGTGCGCGCAACCCGCTCTACATAGGGCAAATCTACTTCGACACGACGCTGGGGAAACCCATCTGGGTAAAGGCGCGCAACTCTACGGTCTGGGTCGATGCCACGGGTGCCTCGGTATGACACCCGCTCGGCACTTGGCGGATGTGTGGAGCCATCCCGAGGTTTTACCGTGGGTTTCGTTAGGCTCTCCCGACCTCATGACGGAGGAGACCGCGCAGAAGATTCTAGACGCGGGCGCGGTCTATCTCTCGAACGAGCACGGAGGGTTTCTGCTCGTGCCGGGTAATGAGAACGTGTACGAGGTGCACACGCAGTTCCGGCCCGAAGGACGCGGGTCGGCGCTGAACAATTTTGCCGCGCATTGCATCCGCAAGGTGTTCTCGCAAACCCCCTGCATCGCCTTGCGGACGTTCGTACCGGACGGAAATGTCGCGGCCTTTTCTTTCGCTCGACGGATGGGGTTTGTGCAGATCGCGGACGGCATAGCGCACGGGCGGCGCGGCCGAACGCTTCTCTTGACGCTCAAGCAATGGGTGATGGACCAATGCCAGCCGCAGCCATAGTCGGCTCTGCCGTTCTCGGCGCCGTAGCGTCCAAGCATGCGGGCGACAAAGCCGCCGCGGCGACGACACAGGCCGCGAACACCGCGACGCAGGCGCAGCAGGACGCGATCGCGCAGCAAGCGCAACTGTCGGCGCCGTACCGCGCGCTCGGTGAGTCGGCCATACCGCAGCTCAAGGACTTGCTCGGTCTCTCGGGCAAAGACCCGACAGCGGCTCTACGGGCGACGCCGGGGTATCAGTTCGCGCGCGACGAGGGGCTGACAGGCGCGAAGAACGCCGCGACCGCGAGCGGGATGCTGCTCTCGGGCAACACGCTCGAAGCGCTCGACAAGTACGGGACCGGGCTAGCGGATCAGACCTACCAGCAGGCCGTACAAAACTCGATGGGCGTGACCGGGCTCGGCCAAGCCGCGGCGGCTGGACAGGCGGCGAATGTAGGACAGGCCGCGGGCAACATCGGCAACATCGCGATCGGTCAAGGCAACAACCTGGCCGGCATCAGCGCCAACGAAATCGCGGGCATCACGCGCGCCCTCGGCGGCGGCGTGGACACCTACATCCTGAACAACACGCTCTCGGGTCTGATCAACCCCGGCGGCGGGGCGAGCATCCCCGAGATAGGTCTGTCGCCGGGCGTCGGTTATCTCCCAGGCCCCGGCAGCGGCGGGATGCTACCCATGCCGACGTTCCCAGGGTGATGTATGGCGAGTTTCGACCCGAGCGTGATCGGTGAGATTGGCGGCCTAGCCCCGAATCCGGCTCAAGCCAAGATGGGCGCGTACAAGCTCGCCGATCTCATCAACAATGAGCAACTGAGCAAACTTGCGACTGTCAAGGAGAAGAGCCAGCAAGCCGACGCCGCGAAGGTGAAGCAGATCCTTGCGGGCTCAGACATCTCCACACCGCAGGGCGCGACCAAGGCCGCGGCGGATCTAGGGCGCGGCGGGTTCGTGAAGGACGCGGCCGAGCTCATGCGCGTATCTCAGCAGGCGCAATCCGGAGCGCTCGAGACCGAGAACCTGAAACTCGAGGTCGCCGACAAGCAGATGGACACGATCGTAGGCGCCATCGACCCGATCGTGCAGCAGCTCGACGCGCTCAAGGCGAAGGGCATGTCGGGTCCGATGCTCGACGCGCAGGCTCAATCGCTCATCATCCCGGCCGCAAAACAGCTTATGCAGGCGCACTCGGACGACCCGAGCTTTGCGAAGCACATACAGCAGTTCTTGCAGCAGCCTGGAGCCATGACCTACGAAGGGCTCAAGACGGCCGAGGAACAGTCTCGGCGCGGCTCGGCGATGCTCAAGGAGCGCCTAGAGGAACGCAAGCAGAAGACGGCCGAAAGTCGTGAGTCGGCATACGAGCGCTCAGTGAACGCGAATGTAGCAGCCAAGGAAGGCGGAGAACTCGACGACGAAACCCTTTCGTCGATGGCTGACCAGTATCTAACCGGTGACAAATCTGTATTCCAAAACCTGGGGCGAGGTGCACAAGGTTCTAAGAACATCGCCGCTCTTCGAAACAAGATACAAGAGACCGCCCAAAATCGAGGGATGTCTGGTAAGGACATCGCCGCGAAACTTGCCGAGTTCACTGGCCTGACGGCTGGTGAACGTTCTCTAGGCACTCGCAGCGCGAATATCGAAATGGCCGTGAACGAAGCCTATAACATGATCCCGATAGCCAAGCAGGCTAGCCACGATGTCCCGCGCGGCTCGTTCAAGCCTTGGAACGAGATAGTGAAGGGCGAGCAGATAGTCACGAGCGATCCGCGCTATGCGAAATTCGCCGCGGCGACTCTTGCGGTGGTCAACACGTGGGCTCGGGCGATCAGTCCCTCGGGCGTGCCGACCGTGGCTGACAAGGAGCACGCGCACCAGGTGCTCAGTACCGTACAGAGCCAGGAAGCCTATGACGCCGTGCTCGACCAGTTTATGAGCGAGATGGAGGCGGCTCGTCGTTCTCCGAGCCAGGTTAGGGAGGAGTTCAGAGAGGGAATTACAGGAAACCAGACGGCGAAGCCTGGGCCGGGCGGATCTAGTGCGCCAACACCGACGCCGGCTAGCGCCGTGAAACCTTACGACGATTCCGACAAAGAAGCTCGCTACCAAGCGTGGAAGAAGCAACATGCCGGCGGCGGATGAAAACGAGGAGTTCGAGTTCCGGCTGAGGGCCGAGCAAGAAGGCGGCTCTGCGGCTCCAGCCGCCAAGGCACCCGAGCAACCGTTAAGCTCGTCCCCTCTCGCCTGGGCCAAGGGCGCCGCACAAGCGGCCGGGAGTCTTGCCTGGGGCGTGCCGCAGACAGTGATTAACGAAGGAATCGCGTCGGGCATCGACATGCTGCACAACGCCCCAAGCGATCCCTCGGGCAATGAGTTCATCCGAGAGGGCCGCGGGCTTCCTGGGTATACGCCTGGCTCGCCAGAAGGAAGGGCGATTCTGGGCGGTCTACAGAAGGTCACGAAGCCGCTAGCGGATCTTATCGAGAAGGGAGCCGACACCGACAACCCCGACCCGCGCAAGCAGGCGACTGGCCACCTGATTAAAGCGCTCTTGCCTCTCGCGCCCATGAAGGCGGTAAAGGTCGAGCGCGAGGCCGTGCCCGAGCTCTCGGCGATGAAGGCTGGCGCGAACGCGCTCTACGACACCGCCAAGAGCACGGGCGAGGTCGCGTGGCACAAGGATTTCGGCCCGATGATCCAAGATGCCGAGACTAAGCTCAGGGACCGTGGCTACCGAGACGACGCGAATCCAATGGCTGCCAAGGCGCTCGCCATGCTTGAGGAAGAAGCCACCAATCCCAAGGCCATAGGCACGAGCGCTCTCGGGATGCAGAGGTTACGGGAATCTCTACGTAACTACGAGGCGAGCGCGTTCAATCCCGGTCAACCCAAGAACCTCGACTCGTCAATGGTATCGGACATAATCGACAGCTTTGACTCGATGGTCGACGCGAATATGCCGGGCACGGGCGCGGCTCAGGCCGCAGCTCGAGAGGCGTGGCGTAAGTACCGCAACTCCGAGTCGCTGAAAGGAGTGATGGAACGTGCACAAGTCCGTTCCGACCAGTTCAAGCAAGCGGGCATGGAGAATGCCCTTCGGACTGAGTTCGCGCAGCTTTACCGCAACCCGAAACGAATGCGGTTCTTCAACGACGAAGAAACAGCCGCGATCCGCGACGTTGCAAACGGAACTGCTACTCAAAAAACGCTCCGACGGATCGGGGCTCTATTCTCTCCAACCGGGCACGGCGGCCTCGCGATCGACAGTATCGTGGGTGCCTTTGCCGGTTTACCTGTTGGTGCTGCTCTGGCGGGCGCTGGTGCTGCTAGTAAGTTTGCTGCGGGTAAGCTTCGCGAGTCTGCGGCGCGCACTGCGGTGGATACGGCGAAGCTCGGGCGGCGGCCTCGATCACGAACTTCTGTTCAAGCTCTACCGGCAACAGGTTCGCTCCCAATCGCAGAAATCGCTAACAGCGATCAAGGACGACCCACCTTAGGCGATTGGTCTCCGTGAATGTGCTCATTCTCAGCATGGACAGCGTCGGGGAGGGGCTTCCCTTGGCGATACGAGCCGCGAAGCACGGCCACCGCGTGCGCTTGTGGCTCGGCGACGAAGCGAATCAGACTACGGGCGACGGCTTCAAGGGCGTCGATCGCGTGCGCGCCTGGCTTCCGTCGGTGCGCTGGAGCGATCTCGTGATCCCCACGGGTAACCACGAATTCATGCCGAAGCTCGACTCGCTTCGCAGGGCGGGCGTGAGGGTGTTCGGGCCATCGCAGAAGTCCGCGGCTCTAGAGATCAAGCGCGCCGAGGGCATGAAGTTCTTCGAGCGCGCGGGCATCGACGTGCCCGAGTACGAGCAGTTCGCGACGCTGGCCGACGCCGAAAAGCACGTCCGCAAGACCGAGCGGCGGTACGTGTTCAAGACGCTCGGCGACGAGGACGACAAGAGCCTGTCGTACGCATCCAAAAGCCCCGCCGACATGGTTGCGCGCCTTCAGCGTTGGCAGAAGCTCGGGCTCAACCCGAAGGGCGCGGTGATGCTGCAAGAGTTCATAGAGGGCGTGGAGTTCGGCGTATCGCAGTGGATGGGTAAGGACGGATTCATCGGTAAGCCGAACTGCAATTTCGAGCGAAAGAAGCTCATGAGCGGCGACCTTGGCCCGGCGACTGGAGAGCAGGGCACGATCATGAAGTACACGGACGAGCACAAGCTCGCTGATGAGGTGCTGTACCCGCTCGAGGACGAACTCATCAAGCTCGGCCATCTCGGAGACTTCGACGTCAACTGCATCATCGACGAGAAGGGCAAGGCGTGGCCGCTAGAGCCCACATCGCGCCTCGGCTGGCCCGCGGCCAACATCATGTGGGCCTGCCACAAAGGCGACCCCGTCAAGTGGATGGCGGACGCGTGCGACGGCCAAGACACGCTCGAGGTCTCCCCGCAGATCGCGTGCGGGGTCGTGCTCTCGCAGCCCGACTATCCCTACAGCGCCAAGACCAAGGCCGAGACCGACGGCATTCCGATCTACGGCGTGACCGACAAGAATCAGCAGTACATCGCCCCGCAGTCGGTGAAGATCGTCCCGCAGCCCGTGATGAACGGCGAAAAGCTCGGCGAGAAACCGACGTGGACGACGAGCGGCGACTACATCGCAGTCGTTACGGGCCTCGGAAAGACGGTCACCAAGGCGTGCGAGCGCGCCTACGAGACGATCAAGGAGCTACACGTTGCGGACGGGATGTACCGCGATGATCTCGGCGAGAAGCTTGAGAAGTGTATCCCCGAGCTCCAAAAGCACGGCTACGCCACCGAGTTCACCTACTGATGGCGACGTATTTCCTAAGCCCGGTCTCGACGATTCTGCAAGCGTTCACGAACCAGGGCGTGCCGCTCGCTAACGGGAAGATATACACCTATCTCGCAGGCACGACGACGCCGACGAATACGTGGACCGACTCGACGGGCGGGGTGCTCAACGCTAACCCGATCGTGCTCGACAGCGCTGGGCGCATCGGTAACCCAAACGTGATGATCTGGCAGCAGAGCCGCGTACCGATCAAGGCCGTGTTCAAGGACGCGGCCGGAGTGCAGATCGGCCCGACGTTCGATCAGATCAGCGGTGTAGGCGATCCTGGCTCGCTGCTCCAGAGCTTCTATGGCACGGACTCCGGCGCGGCCAACGCCTACATCATCACGGTCGCGGGCGCGAACTTCTCGTCCTACGTCGATGGGACGGTGATTTACTGGAAGGCAACGAACGCCAATACCACGAGCTCGACGGTGAACGTGAACGGGCTCGGCGCCGTGTCGCTGTTCTACGCCGACGGGAGCGCGCTCACGAGCGGTGCCATACCGATCAATGCGATGGTCGAGATGGTTTGCCTCGGCGGCAATTTCTACATGCTCGCGTCTCCGGGCGGGTCGTTCTCGAGCGGCAGCTTTACACCGACCTGGACGGGATTTTCATCTCCCCCGAGCGGCGGTACCAACGTCGTGTTCTGGTCGAAGATCGGCAACGTCGTCGTGCTCCAGTTCGGATCCGGAACGACCGGAACCAGTAACACGACCGGCATGACGATCTCCAATCTACCGTCTAACCTTCGGCCGTCCACAGCGGCGTCGGCTAGGTCTCCGATCATCGTCACCGACAGCGGTGCGGAGGCCATGGGCGCGATCGGAGTCACGTCCGCGGGCGTGATCACGTTCTTCAAGGGCACGTCACCGCCATCGTCGAGCGGTTTCACCAACTCCGGCACTAAGGGCGTCGGTCCCTTCGTGTACGTGACGTACTCGATATGACGGCTGTTATCTCACCGCCGATGTTCTTGCAGTTCGTGCGCCCTAACGGAGTGGCGGCGGGCTATAAGCTCTTCACCTACATCGCCGGCACGACGACCAAGCAAGCGACCTACACCGACTCGTCGATGGGCGTGTCGATGTCCAACCCGATCGTGCTTGATGCGAACGGCGCGGCGTCCTTCTGGCTCGATCCGACCAAGGGCTACAAGTACGTGCTCGCGCCCGCGAACGACAGCGACCCTCCGTCGTCCCCGGTCTACACTCAGGACAACATCTACGGCCCGGTGAACGCCGCAATTCTCACGGCTCAGTTCATCGGCGCGATCACGAACCCGACCACAACCGCGGAGCAGGCCGCGGGCGTCACGATCGTCAACTATCAATACGCCGCGTATCACGTCGATCGATACGCGACGAACACCTCGCCCGGCACGACCGACATGACGGCGGCGTTCCAGGCGGCGATCAACGCCGCTAGGGCCGCGGGCGGCGGCGGGAATATCTACTGGGGCGAGACGATCACGTATCTCACGAACTCCACGCTCGTGCTCGCGAGCGACGTGCTCAACCCGGTTAATCTCATTTGCAGCGCCGTCGCCTGGTTTGGCTCCCCCAGCACGACCCCCACGATCACTTCCAACATTGCCGGGGCTACGTTCGATTGTTCGGGCACCGTCTCGACGCTCTCGCTCGCGCCGCTCATCCACGGCGGAATCATCAAGAACTCGAGCGCGAACGCCGCGGCGTGCTCCATTAAGTCTGACCATTCGGGCGGCCTGCGAATGGAATATTGCTGGATTCAGGCGGCCAATTACGGCGTCTCCGCCGCTCTATCGTTCTGTATCTCGCCGTTTTTCCTGAACGTGCACGTTTCCCCAACTGGCGCAACGATGGTCTCCTGCTATAAGGGCGATTTCTGGAACGCGGGATGGGTTGGCGGGCGCGCCTTCTCCGCCCAATACGCGCTCGACGTCACCGGCACGACGCTCGGCCTTAATGACGTCGATTTCGAGTTCTGCGAAGTCATCTGCCGGCATCAGGCAATGACGAGCATGGTCTTTGAAAATTGTCACTTCGAGTCGTCGCAGGTGCTTCTAACCAACGCGACCACGGTGCCGATCAACATCGGCGGCAACTACACCGACAACGGCTCCGCGGGCATCGGCATTTTGGGAACGGTGAAGTTTATCGGCGGCACGATCGCGATGACGAATAGCCATAGCAACCTCGTCGTCATCAAAACCCAAGCGTCCTTTAGTTATCGCCTCTCATTCGAGGGCGTCGCACTCGGCACGATCACGAATCCAATCGTTGGTAATTCTTTTACGCCGGGCGCTTCTGTCGCACTGCCGTCGGGCACAGGCATTTCGCTAGAAAATCAGCCGACCGGCCTCACCATTGTAGAACCGCCGCTCGATGCCTCCTCGGCCTCTTTATATGCTAACGCCACTCTCCCGGGTGGCATAGTCACGAGCCGGCTCGCCGTCGGAACGACGCTCGGAACAGCGATGAGCATAATCTTGAACGGCACCAAGACGTTCGCGGCCTCGACGACGGCGGCCGTCAGTTTCGGCGTCACGCTCCCGAGCACGAGCTACCAGATCATGCTGGGGCCTAACGCCAACAAGACGTTCTGGTGGTCGGCCAAAACCACTACGGGTTTTACGCTCAATGCGAGCGGATCAAGCTCAGACACCGTCGATTGGTGGGTAGTGTTGTAACGATGAGCGACGAGACTCTAGACGACATACGGCTCGATGAAGGCTGGAGCCCGCGTCTCTACAAAGACTCGCGCGGCATCTGGAGCTGGGGATATGGCTTTGTCGCCGATCCCGCGCGCAACCCGCAACTGCCGCGAGCGGTCGGGGACTTCTGGTCGAGCTACCTCGTCGACCAGATCCGCGTCGCTCTGCCGGCGCGCTGGCCCGCGTACGATCGCCAAGACTGCGCAGTGCAGAGCGCCCTGGTGCAGATGTGTTACCAACTAGGTGTCGATGGCGTGCTCGGGTTCAAGATCATGCTCGCGGCGCTGGAGCGCGGAGACCGAGAGACCGCCGCGGTGTGCGCTCTCGATAGTGACTGGTATCGACAGACTCCGGCCCGAGCCGAGCGCTTGGCCGCGATGATTCACGAATGCGCAACGGACCGATAGGGCGGGCGCTGTTTTTGTTTAATCTGAGCCGATTGCTCAAAGGAAAGTCTATGAATAGCGATCAAGTTCTCTCTCTCGGCCGCGGCGTTCTGAAGCTCCTGGGCGGCGCTCTAGTCGCTTGGGCCGCGTCCAAGTACCAGCTCAATCCCGCCGACGCGACGACGCTCACGACGCTGCTCGAGGGCGGCGGCGGTGCGGTAGCGGCTCTGCTCGGGTTCGTTCTGAGCCATCTCACGCACGCGGCAAAATGAGCGCCGATCAGCCACCGGGGGCGTGGACGATCGTTGAGTGGCTCTCTGGCGCCATTGTCGGACTGCTTCAGTTCATATTCGGCTATCAGATCCTGCGCATCAGCAAGCTTGAGGAAAAGAAGGCCGACAAAGAGGACTTGCACAATCTCATCCAAGAGATTCGCGAGGAGCGGGCCTCGTCCGATGAGGCCCGCGAGGCTGTTCGAGCGGAACTGCACGAGCTCTCGACCGCCGTAGGACGGCTCGAGGGACGGTTGTTCAACCGATGAATCCCGATGGCGGCCCTAGTCACG